ATTGTTGTTTTGAATGCCTAAGCATTCCAATAAAGTCTGTAGCAATTTGTAAAGTTTCATTGAAGACATCTTGTTCATTACTTAAAGTCTTGTAAAGTTTATTAAAGTTGGTTTCTTGCGTCTGTATGTTAACTGCATTACTTTCAGTCCAATTAGCTTTTTCTGTTACCATATCCATAATAAATATCTGAAAATTATACGTTAGTGAACCATCACTTGTTTGTACTGAAGTAGGATTAATATGTAGTAACGGAAACTTCTGCATTTTCTCCAGATTAATTGACCAAATATCACCAACTGAAGTTGTGCTAATCTGCCTATGGTACTCTGCCATTCTCAGAAGAGTATTAACTACATTACTATATGTTTTGTTGCTTACCATTTAATTTCATTTTTTGACTTTCATTCAAATCTGTTTCATAACTGAGCCACGTTAAGCATTCTAGCAGCCCTAAGTTTGTAATCCTTTCTAAGTTTACAATCTGTTCATTACACAATCGGTGCATCACACCGAACCATCCCCACTTCTCACCTACACTTTCACTGACGATTGAGTCTTCATTTCCTTCAGCTTCTTGGTCAAATATGATTCCGAAGTCACTGACAATACGCTGACGAAACTGTAAAAAAAAACCAGTGCACTTTGCACTTGTTCTGCTGACATCTTTTTCATCTGTTCGGCTCTTATAGTTAAATCTCCTCCATACTTTTCAATAGTATAAACTCCACTATCAGTTTTCTCTGTTACTTTTCTATAAAGAACTGCCATAACCTCTGGTAAATGTTGCTCAATTCCATTCTTTATAAACGTTTCCAGATCGGCATACTCACCAAGAGTAATATCATCTAAATTTGGATGGAATCCGTATTCAACCCCTTCTATTTCAATTATCCTTTTTAAAGAACTATCTTGCCCTGCTTGGAACTCTGCAATCTTTTCCATAATAACAGCTACATCTTTTAGACTAAGCTGATTAATCAATTGCTTAGACATATCTGACAAAGCTGCTATTGTTCCTTCTGCTTCTTGCGTCTTACTTCCTGTTTCAAACTCAATTAATTTAAGCCAAGTTTCTAATGAAACATCTGACCAACTGCTTATGAGTTTAAACTCTTCTGTCTTGCCATCCTTCTTGATTTTGACTTTCATCATAATATAATAGAAATAGTTGTTTTTTAGTTTAACGTTTTATATCTTTGCCACGTTTTCTTCTATTCTTAAGTTTGGTTAAGGGGTTGTAATGGGCAACCCCTTTTTTTATTGCACAAAATACTTTCCAAAGTTTCCATCTATTTCATAATACATTCTCATAGCTAAAGCATCTGAGTAGTCAGGAGATCTACCTATTATGTCTTTGACCATCTCTTTAGGAACTATCTGTAACTTATTATCTTTGTCTGCGTCTTTCATTCTTACTTGCTCACACTCCTCTATGATATGATTTTTTACATTTATATCAGGACAAGTTATTCCTATTTGCCCTTTGTTAATTAATTCAGCTAACTTGTAATAGCACTGAGTCTTGAGGTTTTGATAATTCTCTTTTTTTAATGGTCTTGCATTATTAGTAAATCCTTGACACCTGAGAAAATCTTTAGCTCCACCCCCAACCCCATCTTCATCTATAATAATATGACGTAATGGTACACCGTTAGTCTGTTGTAACTGCCTTACTTCATCCACAACGTCATTTACAGCCGATTTAAGCAACGTTCTTATTGTTTTAATATGTAACCCCTCCCAATACATTATAACTGTCTTATCGCTTCCAAAACGTGCTACATCACAACTTATAAACTTTTGACCTTCTATTCCTTTTTGAGCAAACATATTTATTATGGCATCATATTCAATTAAATTATCTTTACTTGCATCATATTCCCAATTCCCAAATAGTAGTCTTTGTTTACTTAGCTCATCTAATGTTTCTAACTGAGTTTTGTAATACTTAGAAATAAATTCATTATCATCTACAAGACTCTGAATAAACTTTCTATATGGTTTTTGCTTTCCTTCTTTTGATGGTCTGTAGTATTGAGTGTACACCCAATTCTTAGCAGGATTACAGGTCATTAACATCTTTGGAATTAATCCATAGTCATCTAACTTGTATCTCATTCTTGAAGCTACAATATTTTTAGCTTTCTCTGTTATCTGATTTGCTTCATCTATAAAAGCTCCTGTTATTTCTAATGATCCTAAGTTGTCAAAGTTCCTATCACTTGGGTACAAGAATAAATCCTTTAGCATTATCTCTGACTTATTATAGAACTTAATAATGTTAGATCCCCCATTGAAATTATAATGCTTGTTAGCCTTCAAACCCCACGCTTCACATACTTCTAAAAAAGTATTGAGAGTTGTTTTTTTAAGGCTATCCAATTTTGATCTGCCCATTAAGTATCTTGTCTTTGGATATTTCAGACACATAAGAATTAACCAACTACAGCCCACCCAAGACTTTCCACCACCTGCTGCTCCACCAAATAATACTTCAGTAGTAGTTTTATCAAATAGATATTCTATTGCTTCTGCTTGAGTGCTTGTAAATTCTGTATCAATATTCAACTCCCTTGATATTTACATTAATCTTAATCGGCTCATCACCTGAACTAAGGTCAAGTTCTGATCTTTCTACATACCCTCGTCTCTTTCCTTTAGTCTTTAAAAAGAATATTGTAGCTGAAGTATTTCCATCTCCAATCTGTTTATGTAACTGACTTTCACCAAAGTCTAGTGCTATATTCTCTATGTCTTTTACTGCCTTAGCAAATTCCTCGTCCTCTTTTAGCCATTTATAATATGTTGAACGTGGTACATCTGCAGCTTTACAAGCTACTGTAACCACCCCCAAACTATTCTCTAATGCTTTTAAAATACTTTCTTTTTTTATATGTCTACTTTTGTCCATTATTATATTTTAGTTTCATACCATAATTATTAACTTTGTTTTTTAACTTATATGATTTTTTCTTTATTAACTTAGTTTTTTTAAATGGCGTATAATCAACGTGATGATGTATTCTACCAAATCTAAATGTAAGTCGTGATACATCAGGGTGTACATCTACTTGCATTTGACTCTTTGGCAAAGTTCCTTCTTTATCATAAAACTCTTCTGAGTTTCCACCTCTTAATACTTGTGTAGTGGTTTTTAGCTGCATAAAAGCATTAAATTGAATTGTACAATATCCTGCTTTTAACATATCTAAACTCAATATAGTATCTTCATTATAGCGACCCCTCCATTTAAAAGGTACATCATTCTTAATTAAATTGCAGCTATATATTCTTGTGTTTTTTACAAATGGTGGTACAGCTTGTTTACGTGGCACAAACATATAATAATTTGGTCCAGCCATTGCTACATTCTCATACCTTTCTACAAAATCTTCCATAGCTTTAAACCCTGCACCATTTCCCAAGGGTATTTGTAGATTGTTATTCATTCTCAAAAACCTTTCTATGTTGTCGTCCATTACCCAATGATAATCAAAACCATTTTCCTTAGAATGATCCCAAACAAAGTTTCTTGCTGCACCTGGCCCTGTACTTTTAGATCTCCCAAGTTTATCTAAAACTTCATATTCATCTAAATATTTTTCTGGCAATATTAATATCTTTTTTTTATCAATTACAGCTGAATAATCTTTGTAGTCAGTTTTTTCTATGACAATATTATAAGGCACATTCATCTTTTCTAATGCTTTACTTGTCAGTCTACTATCTGCCCTACCTTTTGAAACTATATATAATGGATATTTAGGATTCATATAATGTTATTTCATAGCTTTTATCATATAAAATTGATCTCCAATCTTTTCCAAATATATGCTTTGCTTCGTTAGCTAACAAGCAATCATCTTTTAATGTTTCCCAAAAATCATTATCTACACCTGAAGATTTATTAAAAGCACTCTCAAAAAAATGTTGTACTATAAAAGATTTTTCAAAGATCTCATTAATATCAGGAAGTGTATGCCCAAACAATTCTGTTTTGCCATCTAACCTTGAAGGTGATTCTAAAGAGTAGCACTTTTCTTTTCCAAGCCAAGCAGGTAGTGGGCAAAAATACAGAGGCTTATAAACTTTTGATTTTTTATCAATACTCATTAATTTTTTTATTGTCCATATTACATAATTCCAAGATTTACTATCTGTTT